GAACCTTGCCGCGCCGCCCAGGAATCCCACGATTTCAATCGTGGGAGGTGTCAACTTCTGAGATGAACTTGATGATGCGGGGAACGCCGTTCACATCCGTCCTGCCAGCCTTGATGCCATCATGGCGGCAATGTATGTTCAGCTCATGGCTTGGGTTTGAATAGCCCAAGGCCGAGCAAACATCTGCGGCACAAAAATAGAATTTGTTGTCATCCTCCATGATGCGCAATTCGCCGAACATTTCGGACAAAAAGACTTCAGGTACACGATTTTTCATAGTATTTCCCTCCAAAAAAAGTACCCTAACAAATCGTTAGGTCATGCCTGTTTTTTAACGATGGTATGTACGAATGGTTTTGCAAAAGTATTCGCGAAATTATTCGCTGTATGCATATTTTGCCGGAACCTCAGCCCCGCACTTGGAGCATGTGAACAAATCCTCGGCATCAGGTGCATGGGTCACTTCATCGCAGTCAGATTTGGTTTCTTCATCAACGAAAGCTTGGTCTTGCAGATATCTTGTCAAGCCATAGCCTTCTGGCCTAGTAGGTTGGAAATCTTGGATAAGGGATTTGTGGTCACTTTTTTCGCCAAGATGTTCCCGATAAAATTTTGGCTCAAATCTGAGCTCCATTTGCTTCAAGTGTCCGCAAACGTGCGTCCTCTTCTGCGATTTTTTTCATAGCTTGTTCATCGGTTTCGGTAGAAGGTTCGCCATTCATGATTTGATTATAAAGGCACTCAGCATCTTTACCATCGATGTATGTAACATCAGGTGAAAAAACGAGCTTTCTTTCGCCAGTAGGCGTGATGATAAAATGATATTTTTTCATTGTAAGTTCCTCGCTCATTACGGACTCTCCTTTCTTTCAAAATTTAGGAGAGCTCTTTTGTCTTTCCATTTATTGTAGCACAAAAAAGTTCTCGGTTCAACAAAAAACAACATTGACACAAAGTATTTTAGCGTTGCTATATCATACGTTTTCCTCCTTTATCACAAACAAAAAAGGCAGACTCACCCGAAAGTGAATCTGCCTTCATTGTACGAGATTGTGAATTGTACGAACGCAAAACGCGCCTGGTAGATGATATCTATCGTACAACTAAAAGTTTATGCCGTTCGCAAGCAGCGTCAACAAAAAACCACCTGCTTAACAGCAAGCGGCATCAATGCATAAAAAACAGGCCCACCAAAGCGGTAAGTCTGCCATTGTCTGCAGAATTGTGAATACGGTCGATTAGGATGTCATCAATTGTACACTAAAGAGTATATGGCGGTTGCAAGCGAAGTCAAGACAAAAACACGAGAAATATTAAGACTCAGATGCGATGAAATTATCGTACAGCAGCACAGCCTGGCTGTCAACAAAGAAGCTGCCCGAACGCGACTAACGCTTAGTTCCCAGAAAAAACAATGTGTATTGATAACGCTCGTACACCAATGTTCCTGGTATTGTGCAGCATGGATACATACTCCTCCACAAACCCACGAACGAGTAAACAACAGCCTTCATGCGGGTTGTTCCGCTGCTCCCATCCAAGGTCAACAGCAACCCAAACATGGTCCACGGCAATTGGCAGAGGCACGCATCTGCCGGATGGAGCTTTCATCACAGAAGCAGCTTTTAGCAAAATTTTTGTATAGTGTTCCTCGTGAAAAATTGTCCAGTCGGGGCATTTGAGTGTGATGGCAGCACCAAGCAAGGGTTCAAGTTCCGAACGATAGTGCTTCGATTTTGGAACATTTTCATCGATTTGTGACGGTCGCGGCGACCTGATATTTTGCAACAAGTTAGTCGTGGGTTTAGCGGGCTTTTTGACTTTTTCCGGCATGTTTTCACCTCAAATATGAGAGCTTTTGCACTAAAAAAGCCCCCTCATCCCAAAAGGGATGAAGGGGCAAATATTATTGTTTCGTTTCTTTCTCAGCCGCGCAGCGGGCCCAGAAATCGTCGTCCATCGGGATAAGCATCAGGTGGTAGCTGGTGTCAGGTTCAGAATTATCAGTGATGATAAATCCGTCCGGTACGCTTTTGATGGAAACGGCCACATCCGTTTTGTTCAAAAAGTTGCGGTAGCAGTCCATTGGAGCCTCGGGACCAGGCTTCAGCAAATAAGTGCCGATATCGCTGGTTTCACCGTTGCGGGTACATGTGATTTTATAGAGTTCTTTTGTAAACATAACAGTTCTCCTTTCAAAAATTTCCGATAACATCGAAATCGATGTCGTAATCATCGAAAATATCAATGGTTTCAAAGTAATGGCTTTCATCAACCAGAATCAGTCGATGGCAGTCAAGTGAATACGGAATCGCTTCCTGAGCAAGTGCGGCGCATGCGGCAGCAAGGCCAAACGCCAAGAATCTTGTAATGAGAAATACCTCCTTTATTCCGGTTGAAAACTTACATCGTTGCGAAAGAAAGCCTCAACAGCGGTGCTGTAATCATCATTGTTCACCGATATACAGCATTCGCCGTGTACCCGGTAAGGGATATGCGCTTCTTTCAAAGCCGCAGCAGCTTCCTTCGTGCTATAAACGAAAAACCTGGCCATTATCGTTCCTCACAATTTACATTGCTTTTGCCAGCCGTCTCACCGTATCGCGTATCCCACTGAGCAATCTGCTCATCTCCTGCAATACCACGGAGACTCAGCAAACAACCGTTTTGCGGGTGACACCAGATGGTGCTTGGTGCTTCGTTTTCGAGGAAAGCGCCGCAAAACGGGCAAGGCTTCTTAGGACTGATTTTGTTGGGACGCAGCATGTTTATACCTCCTCGTATTCAACGTCATACTCCTCGAATGCATCGAGGACATCATCGTAGAAAGAATCATCTACCATGATGCGGTCTCCATCATCCAAATCGTAGTCGATGTCGTAAAGGTTAAGAGCATCGCATGCCTCATCCAAGTTTGGCGTATAGAAACGAACCATTTTTGTCACCTCATGTTATTTGTACGGCTCATCAAACGAGCCGTCTACGGTTTCTTTATGTCCGCACGAATCACAGAGCAAACAACTGCAAGCTTTGTGTGTACGTCCGGTTGGGATTCCGTGGCTGTCCAACTCTTTTTTCAGGAACCAGACAGGCTTGAGGGTAAAACCGCAGGAAGGACAAGAGATGGAAGGAATTGTCATATTGTGTTTCCCTCCTCACTCGTCTACTTCAACGGCATTAGTCACCTGATAGCCGCCATCGCGCAAAGCACACGACAGGTTTTCGCCAAGCTGCATGGCAGTCTCAGCATCGTTGGCGTCAAGCGCCTTCTGTACTTTCTTGATGGCATCTGCAGGGGCATCAGCATCAACACAGATGGTGGTGGAAACGGTTACAATAACGTTATAGCTTTTCATAGCAATTTCTCCTCTTTGTTATTCAATAGTTTTTTGTACTCAGTCCAGAAGAAAAGGCGCTGAGCGGGTGTCAAGCGTTCCTTTTCATTGGACTTTTTGTTCAGTTCATTGGCGAAACGGTTGCAGTCAAAAGGATAAGGAACTTTGTATTCCTTCCCTTCCTTGACGACCTTGACATAATGGCTGTCGCAAACCGGGAAACTGCTTCCGTCAGAGAAGGTTTCCTCGTGACCGGAGCAAAAGACGTACAGGCGAGAATAGCATTTGCCAATGGTGTCTTTTTCAGAGACTTTGATATAAGCAGCTCGAAACAACTCGTGAGGATGTTCGCAATAAAAGTCAGCGACTTCATCGTCGGAAGCGAGTTCCATGACCTTGACATCGAAATTCTCAAGGTCCTGAACCAGCAGCTGTTCCCCTGCATTACGAATAAAATTCATGATGGGATAGTAGTCGCCAGCTTCACGGCCATAGCCTTCTCCGCACGCCGCATAGCAGCGGTGTTTACGGAACAGATGATTGTCAATCGACTTCTCATACTGCTTGAGGGCCTGATGCGTGAACGCCATACCCACAGTTTCATACGAGGAAGAAGGAAGCAGAACCGTGATATCATCTGCTGTATCATACCCGCTTGCTATGGAGTACATATCGACATAGTCGGCCATCGTGTCGAGACAGTGCGAATCACGAATATCGCGGATGTCTTCCCTGTCGGCATTCTTTTCGTCAACCAGTTCTTCGTACGGAATGAACGGGTCAAACCGAGGATGCTCATTGTATTCCTGAATCGATTCTTCGTCGTCAAGACCCAGGTTCTCTTTGACCAAATCTGTCACCGAGTCATAAGTCGTGCCCTCGAACAAGAACTGCGCACCATCGAGGTCATAGTCCGAATCGCAAGCTTCACGTAAGGATGCGCTGTGCTCAGATTCTTCTTGTTGCTGCAAAAGATGAATGGGTGTTTTGGTTCCGAAATTGTCAACGGAGCCTGGGAACTGCAGAGCTGCATACTGTTTGAGGTAGTAGCTGCTGGTGTCATTGACCAGAACGGATTGGTTTGTTTTGTTAGACATAGATAATACACTCCTTAAAATTTAATATAAAAAGCGGGCTTCCTGAATAACAAGAAGTCCGCTCTTTAACGAAATTGTGAATAGTACATGCACAAGAGACCTTGTCAAAGACAAATGATATCTATCGTACAAATATTATTATCTCCGATTCGCACGTATCAGCAAGGTGTATTTGTGCCAAGGTTATGACGTTCTGGACAGTACCAATGGCGTCAGTCCTCGATAGCGATGGGAGGCGTTTTGTCGAGTAGCGTGTCAATGTTCCAGCCGCAGAGGGTTAGGAGCACTTCGGACGCGGGACTCTGATTTCGAATGTCGTTTGCCAAGTGGAAACCGATGTGTGCATATGAATCGTCATCGTTCGCGATTTCACGCTTCACGGTTTCGGCAAAGTTTTCAGCCAGTTCTGTGTTGTCAGCGATGACATTCATAGCCTCGTTGGCAACGCGGTCTTTGACTACGAAAACTTCATTGGCAGAATAGTCACACTTCGGGCAAGCGGGTTTAGCTCTTACGCCGCTGGAAACGGAGATAAGTTTGCAGCCACACTGCGGGCAGGTGAAAAAGTACGGATGATTAGTAGGTAAAGTCATGATACATTCTCCTTTTTCTCAAATGATTTGTAATGTGTCTTTGTCGATGCTCCGGTAGCCGCAGGAGCAGGGGTAAGTGTGGTGTCCATCAGGCCATTTGACGCAGATGCGCCAACCCAAGCACCCTTCCATTCGGCAGCGGTAGGAATGACGATTGACAATCTTGCCAACCATCTTGCCGTCACGCGAGAGCATGACAGTTTCTTTGTTATCCATCAGTTTTCTCCTTTGCAAAAATGCAAAAAAATCATGCATAGGCATCATTGGGGCCTGTGCGGCGTGATAATTCCCAGGGAACGATTGCTCCCTGCCGGTTAAATGTATTTGAGCTTTTGCCCACAAAAGGGACAACGCTCATAATGCGGGTTCTGATAGTACCCATCGTTGCAGTCCCCGCCCAGGTCCGCATCGCAATGTGGGCAGAGGTTCGGAGACCAGCTTTTCGAGATGGGCTGCTTTGGAATTTGCAGCTCACAAGCCTCGATGGCTATACGCAGAGGTTTGCTGCCTCGCTCGCCCATCAAGCCGCCATTTAAGAGCCTGGTGAGGTAGTTCACGGTGTTTTGGTATTCGGTTTCGGTCGTCATTTGCTATCACCATCCTTTTCGAACAGTTCGGAAATCTTGTCAAGAATCACTTGAGATTCTGTTGCTGCCTGTTCGTTGTAATGCCTCCACTTGTCACGAAAATCCTCTAAGTCCTTGACAACGTCACGGCGGGAAACTCCATCGAGCAAGCGCACAGCCATATCAGAAAGATTTTCAGCCTTGAGACCGTCGATGTCCGGGTTGTAGCAGAGCATGATAGCGTCAATGGATTTAGCAAGGCTCAAACACTCCGCATAAAGGCGCTTCATCCTGCTTTCGCTCTTATCGAATTCGCCGTCAAAGACATTCCCAATCACGTGAATGCAGCAGCAATCCTTGAGCATGACAATGTCTTTGGATTCGCAAATGTGAACCATAAAACGGGCCGACGATTCAGAATACTCGACTACACCCTTGCGGCGCGTTCGGGTTGCATCGTCCTTCAGCCAGAAAGTGATGACGTCATCCTCAAAGATGAAATTGCCAAGAGAATCGTTGATTCCGGTATACTGGCCAATAGTGTCCGCATGTACAACGTACTTCTCAACCTTCGGGTTCTGCTGGTAGATTATCGCGTAATCATACCCCTTGTTCTGAGGAAAGACGCCGCCCGTGACCCAGATGCCTGGCAGTGGGATACCAGATATTGAGGTCCGTTCACCCTTGCGTCGCGTTTGGCCACGGAATAAAATTGTTCTAGTTGCCATAATAATACTTCCTTTCTACGCAAAAAGGCGGGCCTCCCGGTATGGGAAGTCCGCCGTAAAGCGCAATTATGAATTTTGTACGAGCACAAAAATTTCTTTTGTAGATGGTATCTATCGTACATATACCATTATCTCTGATTCGCACATGCTGACAAGTGGGCGAAAAATAAAATGCCTTGTTGTCAAATTTTCACGCCCTTTTCAGCCAATGCCTGCAATTCTGCATTCTGCTTTTTGACCTGCTTCTTCAGTTCTCGCATTTTTGCGTCATAGGGTTCACGATTTTCGAGTGCATTGTAAATTATATTTGCAGTTTTTCTGTCCATCCGAGACATATCAGGCTCACGGTAGTATCTCTTTTTGCCATTCGGCAGCACAATATACTGAAATTCATCCACGCTGGTCACCTCACTTCGAGATTTCACATTCATATCGGCTATATCTTTCATCCTAATCGTTTCGCACTATTCAGCAACAAAAAAAGCCGCCCACCAAAAAGGTGAACGGCTAAAATTATAATTTCGATGCTTCTAAGAGTTCATAAATCAGCCTCTTCCCACTTGCCAAACCAGGAGCAACTGTGCCGTAATACCACTGCCGAAAGTTGTTGTATTCACTGCATAAGTCGCTCAAAAACTCGTATGTAGCTTCAATGGCCTTTTTGCTATAGCACATCTTAGTGATGGAGTACATGAATATTATCCCTTTCTTTGATTTACACTATTCATGGTATGTAATTCGCACGTTTTAGCAACAAAAAGCTGCCCACCCGAAGGTGAACAGCCTAAAGTGTTTATTAAAATGTACTTAGGATTTTCTATCCAGTAAGTGTCCGTCATCCGGCTTATTGAGCCAGTCACACCAGCTCATGTTGTTGGAAGGAAAGTCTTTTGCACCGCTGTGAACATCGTTCAGAAAGACGGCAAGATGAAACTTATCGAGTTTCCGAATCGCATCAAGGCGGGTTTCGGTCGCAGAATTCTCATCTGAAACGTCAGCCCCAACCTTTTTCCGAATTGCCCTTTCGGCTCCTTCAAAAGTTGAAAAGCGTTTGCGCTCCATCGAGAGTTCTTCGGTCTCAAACTGCGCTTCAGCAATCAATGCCCAGCGTTCGCTTTCACAGTTGGCAGAGTCCAGCAAACCGGAATATGCCTCCAGCAGCTGGTCGTAGTCATCCGGGTCAAGCTCGGTCGGGTCTACTTCACCGTGTACGACAAAATAAGTGCCATTTGGAGCTTCGAAAATGTCGTATAGCTCGTATCGGGTTCCGCCAACCTGACGTCGCCACTGGCATGTATCAGGGTCGGTGCAAACCCAAGTCTTGGCTTCCAGCTCTGCCTGTTTCAGGTCGTCCGCCAAATCAGAGAGAGCTGCGGAGACCTTTTTGTTTTTCTCCAGGGTCTCAGTAAGACCGATGGTGTTCCCTGCTGCCGCTGCAGCATTGTACTTGAATATGGCAAAACGGTCGCTGCTGTACTTTTCAGCCATAGCCGATACTCCCTCAGGAAGATGATTTTGAAAAAGACGAATGGTATCTTTCGGGACAGAATCGGCTGGGTACTCGAGGGTTACGCGTTCACCAAGGGCATCGTGTTTCAGCTCAAAATTGTGCTTTTTGCAGATTTCGTCATACTGAATGCAATACATAATTATTTCTCCTTTTATTGTTTGAAAGCAAAAAGCAGGCCCACCGAGATGGTGAGTCTGCTGATTGTCTTGCAGAATTGTAAATTGTACGCATTTCGGCCATAGGGCTGTTATCTATCGTACAATTTCAATTTTAGTGGAATCGCACGTTTGAGCAAGTCTGCTTGTCAGACTTTCTCAACCTCATCCGAACCATAAACAATGTTCAAATGTGAACCATTGTCCCAGTGCATCAGGAGGCTGCCGGTATCATCGACACCAACAACCGTACCTTCTGTACCAAGAGGTGGTGCCTGGATGTCATCCATTTTGACAAGCCGAACCCGCGTTCCAGCGGGGTATTCTTTGCGGATGGCTTCGACAATTTTGATATTTGGAAACATAGTATTTCTCCTTTAGCTCATTGCATTTGTTTTTTGATGATACTCCAAATACGGTCTGCAATGTTTTCGGCGGTATCGAATCGAGTGACAGATTCACCTTTCCAGGTCCCGCCGTTGCCGTTGATGCCGTTGCGGAGCTTAATGCAGCTGCCACGATTGGCTTTCCACTCATGAAGATTCACCGAGTAGTCGTCAAGCAACACAAAAGAGTTGTCGATGCACGGTGTTTTCAGGCGGTTTGCTGCGGCTCTGGCTTTGCTGCTGCCGCACGCAACGAAGATGCGGTGTTCGGAATCAATTTCCGGAAGATAAGCGTCGAGCCAGGCGTTCTTTTCATGAACTGCATATGGGTTTTCCGGCATATAGGCGGAAAGTGCATACACATCAAGTTCTGGTTTTGTGTTGCAAAGAATCTTCACGGCGTCCAAAACCGTCTGATAGGGCGGCAAATCTCTGAAATACCCCGGCTGAAGCAGGTCCTCAAAGCAGGCCGCCTGCTTCCAGACGGCGAGAGTGCCATCCATGTCAATGAATAAACGTGTATTCATATTATTTGTGGTACTCATGATTTTTTTCTCCTTGTTGTGATAGTTTTAGGATTTGGAAGTCAAATCCTTGCAAATTGGCAGACTTCTAACTCATTCTTTTTGTAGCCGACATAGTACAGCTCAGTGAGCAACGGCAGGTATTCTTCCTTCGATGCAAGCTTTCCTGCTTTCAGATAGCCATAAGATGCGGTTACAAACTTGCCATCGTGAACATAGCAATCCAACAAAGCGTCGTTCAAAAGGTGCGAAGGGGTTGTTTTCTTTATGCGTTTCACTTCATCGAGAAAAACACAAACAACTTCCGGCCCTTCCTCGGGATAGTTTTCCTGCCAGCAATTCAGGAACTTGACTTTGATTTTCATTTTTACACTCCTTTTTTTGTAGTTGAGCAAACAAAAAGGCAGGCCCACCGAGATGGTGAGTCTGCCTTTTGCTTGCAGAATTGTGAATTGTACGAACGCAAAAAACGCGCCAAGTAGATGGTATCTATCGTACAACTTTTATTTTAGGCGAATCGCATATTTTGGCAACAAAAAAAGAGCCCCGCATTTCTGCGGGACTCTGGTGAAACAAATCAAGTGTCGGCACAATTTGTTCTGACGGCTATTATTATTTTCTGTCTCCCTCAAAGCAAGGATTCTCCCAAAGAACCTTGCGACCGCTTTCGACGCGAGAAATCATCTTGATGGGGATGCTGTAGCCAACTTTGGGGAAGATGCTGTTCACAAATTTTTGGACTTCATTTCGAGTTTTGATGGGAGAAATCGGGAAAACGCTGATTTGTTTATCCGTTACTGCTTGGTACAACTTCAAGCTGGACACAGAGTACTGAACACTGAGCTGCTTGCCGTTCCCTTCGAGGATAAGCCGCACATTTTTGCAGCCGGAAACAGCATCCAGGAGCTTCTTGTATTCACTTTCCCAGCAATTCGGGTTGGACTCAAACTGCTTGATGTACTGCTCGACAAGACGCTGCACAGCAATCAGGTCTTTGCCACTTCCGGCACTGAAATTAAGCCCGTCATACAGCTCTGTCCGTTTGTCGAGCTCTGCTACCACGCTCTCGGCCCAATGGCTCGGATTGACAAGGAATTCGACCGTTAGAGTATCGTCGAAGCGCTTGAAGTATCCAGAAAACGTTTCTTCCGTTTTGTTGTCTTCTTCACCGTAAACGTACTTGCCAACAGCCATTACATAGGCCAGCTTGTTGCGGTCCGGGTCCTCAAGATATTCGGGTTCAAGCACTGTGGTTTTCACCAAATACTCGTGCAGAGCTTTGGTCATCCCGTTGCGAACTGAATGAAAAGAACCGTCCTCGGTGCTGATACTGCCTCCGAACAATGTCCGGAATTGGTAGCTTTCGTTGTAGGTGTCCTTGTAGTCCACGAGATAAGCCATGAACTCAAGGTTGCCGTTTGCAGAAAAACGGTGAGCGTTCAAGGCGAGGTCATAGGTGCTGTACATGTTCCCAAAGATGGCGTCAACATGATGCTCACCGCCATCGGAAAGGGGGACGCGTACAAAACGGTAGAAATTCGAGTTGTGGTGCTTATCCAGAACGTTACCGTCCAGAACGGAAATAGCAGGATTAGAAAGAAAAGAACGGAACGCTTTTTCATCAATAGTTTCGAGATACATAGTTTTACTCTCCTTATTTGTTATTTTTGGTTAGGTAGGGAAATTTATGGTATCAGTTCAAGCGTCGTACTCATCGAGCTGCTTTTCGGTGGCAGCGCCTTGGCGTTTCAGATAGTTGTCGGTTAGAGGTTCAACGTGAGTCAACGACCCATCCACCCAAAGCATGCGCTTCGACTCGTCGTCCTCATTGCGAACGCCATCAGCGATAACAGCTAGAGGTTGGTCCGTCTCTGTTTCATCATCGCCAGCGTACAGATAGCCTTTTACCATGTCGTTGGTTTCGTTCGGCAGCTCCAAACAGAACCAGAAACCTGCACGACCGGTATTGCTGTTTTTGCTGGTGAGCCAGATACCGGGATAAGAATCCTTCGTTTCCTGGCCGAGCATAAAGTTAGCACTGATGCCGTCTGCGTCAAGCTCAGTGGAAACAGAGAGAGCAGAAGGTTTGGTGGCGTAAGGCCAGAAAGCTTCGATAACTTTTTCAATCGGAATAGTTATCGGCACGGATTTGCCATCAATTTGGCCTGTGATTGTCATTTTCATAAAAATACACTCCTTTTGTTGTTATAACGCAAAAAGAGCGGACCTCCCGATGTGGGAAGTCCGCTCTTCATGCGAAATTGTGAATTGTACGAAAGGCAAAACGCCCTTTCGATTGCTGGTATCTATCGTACAATTTCTATGATATGCTGTTCGCAAGGCGCGTCAAGTTTCATTCGTCAGCAATACCTATATAAAGATGGTAGGTGGCGTTTGCCGTCTGGCAAACCCAATGGTTGTAGAACGAGTTGCTCGGCTCAGACGTGACGATATCCTCATCCTCACGATAAATAGCAGCTTCGCACCAGGAAGGTCCATTGTGGCGTGGAATGCAGCGAACATCCATGTGCATACCATCGGCGAAGATAACGGATTCGAACTCAATCTCATCCTGCTCTTTGCCGTCATCGGTATACTGCTTGATTTCGTTCATTCGTTTCTGGCTGATGGTAAGGCACTTGACGAAAACCTTGCGGAAATTTGTGAGATTTTCGTATATCATGCACACTCGCATGATGGCGCTTGTCAAGGCATCGACAGAACCAGGGTCGTTGCAAATCGCAGTCTTGTCGAAACAGCCAATGCCGTGCCCTGTCCAGAATCCGCCTTCATACAGGTGAACAGAAGCCGCATAGCAAAGACAACCATCAGGTTTGCAAAGCTGAATTTCGAGTGTGCAGCCATCGTATGTTTCATCGATTTTGCGCTTGTACACATCGAAACTGATGTTGTCAGGCACTTCCCCGCTGCCGTCCCAATGATAGGGATTGCAGCGAATAAGAAAGAGTTCTGCGATTCCTTTTGCATAAATTTTCGTCATACCGACCTTTTGTTTGAACATAGGACTCATAATCCTTCTCCCTTCTCTTCGTTTAGCAATTCGCGTGCATGGTCGAGGACTTCCTTTGCGACAGGCTTACCGCCTTCATTCATGGCAAGGAAAATTTCCAAGACTTCTGCGCGAGTTACGCTCTGGTCAATCTCAGCAACGCCAATGGAGGCATCCATAAACCAGTTCTTGTCCTGTGCGGAAAGGTCGTTGTAAAACACGCCTTTGTACGGGAATCGGTTCTCGTAAAAAGCAAGCAGGGTCAACATACGCTGCTTGCCATCAACGATTTCATAGTAGTTGCCATCGTTGCTTGTGTGAGTGAATGGCAGCTGCTTAAAGACGAAACGACCAATCTCGCGACCCATAAAGATGCTGTCCAACAGCTTTTCCCTGTCCTCATCATCCCAAACAGAACCACGCTGATAATCAGGGTTGAAATCAACGCCGAACAGGTATTGGAAGCTGAGTAAAGAATACATACTGCGGTTTGAGTAGTGCAGGCGGGATAGCGCAGAATTGCGCTTGGCGAAATGCGTATCTTTGTCATCATCCAGCGGGCGAACGTTTGTCCAAGCCCAGCAGGAATAGTTATCGCTGTTTGCACCACTGCGGATAAGATACATGTACCCGCCTTCCAGAGCCTCGTCAACAACGCAGTTTAGAAGGTGACCAACCTGTACTTTGTCGCCGACCGTGAAGCGATAAGAGGGTTTCCCTGCACGCTTGGCAGTTTCACAGGCTCTCTCGTAGGAAAGACCTTCGAGCGCAGCTTGTTTCAGGTTGATTTTTGTGATTTCTTTTCTTGCACTTTTCTTAGCCATTGCGATTCTCCTTAACCAATCCGATGGACTCCGAACAAAACAGCAGGAAGAAGCTGTTCATACGGGGTGTATTGGGCAAAATCGTAGATTTGAGCCTCATCGCTGATGATGTATCCGCCAGGGCAGGATTCGCCATCGTCATTGGAACTACCGTTGTCCTCAAGACCTCGGCTTTTGAGCTCGTTGAGGTAATCCTCACGCATAGCATCGTATGCTTCTCCGGGAGTGGAATACTGCTTTGGATTTACCTTTGTGAAAAGATGGCCATCGTCATCGGTAAAAGTTTTTGTGATGATAAACATAATTTACACTCCTTTTTTTGTAAGTACGCAAAAAGGCGGACCTCCAGATATTGGAAGTCCGCCTTCAAGCGAAATGTGAATTGTACGAAAGGCAAAGCACCTTTTCGATTGCTGGTATCTATCGTACAATTCTAATTGTATGAGTCTCGCACGAATGTGCAATGGTCTTTAGCCAAGCATCGTCACATCACCATCAACGTACCAGATGTACTGCTTCCAGTTAGAAGCGGTCGCACCAGGGATGAGTTTCAGCGCAGAAGCTGGAGGCACGCGACTCGGCTCAAATGACATCTCGTAATGCTTTTCCAGGCCGTATTTCCGCAGAACGATACTCGGCATTACTCTGCCAAGCTCGTACCACTTGCGAGGCGGGATACGGCTGCAATGTTCGCGGTGAATTTCAGCGTATTCCTGCTGGAATTTGTGAATGGCCCGAAGCAGCTGACACATCGGGCAGGTGTTAAGGATGCCAGGGTCCTTGTAGCGGTATACTACAAGACGATATTTATCGTGTTCCTCGGTGGTCAGAACGACACCAAAATAGTTTTTTGCCATGATATCCTCCTCGTTTTAGTAGTTAGTACCATACTCCAGGGCGTAATCCGGACGCTGATATTCGACGACCGGCTTTTCCCAAGAGCAGATGGGTTCAGTATTGGCGCTCGGAAAATGAGAGCTGATTCCGTTGGTGGCAAGCAAAGCTGCCGTGCAATCCGCAATCTGTGCAAGAAGCTCAGGATTCCATCCAAAGGTGTCATCTCCGGTCAGCTGCTTGCACAGGACTTGTGCCGCTCGAAGAATTTCAGTGTCTTTGGATTCCTGCTGAATAGGTTTCGGTGCAGCAATTGTGACATTTCGTGCAATGACGTTTTTGGGCAATGGCTCATCGACCCATTTCCCTTCGTAAATCTCACGGGCATAGAAACCGTCTTTATCGAACTCGTCAAGTCGAACCCAATGGTCGGCTTCCCAGGTCCTTTGAGCGATTCCGTCTGGATTGATAGTAACCATCACACGTTCATCGTGTGCGTTGTTTCCCCAATGGGTTTCAGAGTCATTGCCAAACTCCTGAATGAGAAGTTTCCTTGCGAGTTCTCCATCGGTCAGTGCAGCCAATTCTTTGATTCGTTTTGTGTTCATATTTTTTCTCCTTTTTCTGTAAACAAAAAAGGCAGGCCCATCGTGGTGATGAGTCTGCCTAGTTGTATCAGTTTGTGAATTGTACGAGCGCTGAAATGCGCAGATGCTATCTATCGTACATTCACAATTTTACCGGCATCGCAAGCAGCGTCAAGCTGTAGCAGCGGCGTCAGCAGTTGCTTTTTTGGCTTCCGTGTATGCTTCGTAAGCCGCGTGATATTCACTCAGCTTAATCTGCGTAACGGTGTCTGGAACCTTGGTGCTGCGAGTTGCATATTCGCAGGAATAATATCCGTAGATATTTCCCTGCTCATCATCCCACAGCTCCGTAGTGATGCGGCCAGAACCGTTGAAGTCGGCCCACCAGAACTGGTTGGCAAGGAATTTCTTGCCGTTCACGTTCTTACAGACCTCATCTTCCCACAGGCAGTTCATGGGCGAACGCTGTTTGAAGATGACAAAACCGTGAGGGTCACGGCGTTTCATAACCTGAGATTCGTATTTGGCGAGCAGCTCCGGCTTCAAATCAACAGTCAGTCGGTCATTTAAAACATACGAGAGCTTCTCATCAGGGAAATATTTGTCGAAGAACTGCTTTGCAATTTCAATGAAATGCGCTTTTTCCTCCTTTGTCGCGAAATAATTCTTGTAGAAAGTGGTGCCGGGATTTACCTTAAATGCCATTTCAACCATTGCCATTACTCCTTTTCCATTTGGATAGTCCAGCCGTTTACATCGGAATAAACCGCATAGAGCAGCGTTGCGAAATTGTAGCCTCCGTCATACAGCGTATAGCGAAGGGAGATGTTCAGCGCAAGAGTCCGTTCCTTGACGATGCCCTCGCAATCGAGATAGCTGAACGTCTTTGTCGGATTGGTAAGCCATGCTTCACGTTCTTCATTGAACTTATCTTCATCGTATTCCACGATTTCCTTGAAATACGAATCGAACGTGACGAGCTTGACTGACGAGAAGACATCAGTCATCATTCCGCACTTTTCAATCAGTTCATCAGGCCATTCGACCTTGATGATTGCTGCGCCGTTGTCTTTCAGCTCTTTGTGAGGGCTGAGCGAAACGTTATAGCGCTCACTGAGAAAGCCGAACAGCCAGGACCAATCGATAGTTTTCAGGAAACTGGCAGCTTCCTTGGCGTCCATGAAAATTTTGATTTCTTTACGTGCCATGATATATCTCCTCACTATATTATTCGGTGCCGAATTTAGCCCACGCTTCTTCGACACTCATGTGATAAACCGCCTTAAACTGTTCTTTGAAATACGCATTGAACAATTCCCGGTGGTGAGGGCTCATGATGATTTCGAGATTGAAGTCGGGGTCATCGGTGGAATTGTTGCAGTAGGAAATGTATGTACGAATGGTATCGTCCGGATGCCAGTCAATGTACATGTTAATCCAATCTGCATTTTCTTCTGAGTTCAAATCAAGGCCAAATGCTTTGTCTGCATCGAACCAGATAGGGACGTAGACGTTAATCCATCCGTCGTAGATGACTTCTTCATTGGCATCGAGCGTGAATCGTATCAGTTCAGCAAAGTCCTGTACGGTAATAGTTTCCTGCGTGCAGAGACCATGAACCATTTCGTTGTGAGTCATAAAATATGCTCCTTGTTATTTTTTGAAGGTGTCAAAGAATCGAATCATCTCGCGGTTCACACCGACTGCAGATTCAGTCTCAGGATAGAGCGCTGCAAAAGCATGGACCGTTTCTCTCTTGGAAACAAACCCGTAGTCGTGGTGAACGCGCTCGTTTTCGAGGCATTTCTTAAACCCAAAAGTCTGTTTCTTGAGAAAGTCCTTTTTCCCGGTGCAGATATAGCACGGGGGGATGAGTTTGGAATAGGTTTCAGGCTTGATGAACTCAGCATAACTGTGATTCTTCCAGCCCTTAGACATATAGTAGTTCTGAAGCAAACCTACCCGGCCCTTGTAGATGTAATACATACCGCTCTGCAGGCCCATCGCGTTGATGACGAGCTTCTTGGCTGCCTCGGGTACGTTCTCTTCCAGTTCGTCCTCTACCGGCTGCATCTTGGCAGGATAGCGGAGAATAGAACTTGCCATGCAGGCAAGGAACGCGCCAGCACTGTCGGCAACTACAAAGACCTGATTCAAGTCACCACCGAAGTCTTCAGCGCGTTCAGCTACAGTAGCAAACGCATTGATGACATCGGTGATTTGACCGAAAACATTGGTTTCAGGAACCAGACGGTAATCCGGAACAAAGGTGAGATACCCTTCCTTGGCAAACCAGGTTGCCAGGTTTTGATTCTGTTCTTTCCGGCCAGCAATCAAGCCGCCGCCATGGATATCGATGATAATCGGATGCTTTTCGGCATCGTTATCCGGGCGATAAACGTCCATGAAAAGATTCTGCTTGCCGCAAATACCAATCTCAGTGGCAGTTATGCCTTCATGAGGCATAACAGGCTGAGACTTGATAATTTCTTCTACATGGGTGCGTTCTTTCTTGGTGGCGGCATTGATGAAATTCATGATAAAAACTTCCTTTCAAATTGATAAAAAAATAGCGGCCGCCAATCTATAAAAAAATGAGATTAGTGGCCGCTTGGGTGTTATTGGAATTCAAATGTGTATTGGGTTCCTCTTTCGGTTTTGACAAAAATTCTGCTTCCTGCAAAGCCAATAGCTTTTACTGTGCTGGTACGCAGGACGTCTTGTTGTTTTGGCGTTGTTGTTTTGAATACGAGTGGCTGCCCACTTGACAGCTCAAGAGTTCCGACCCGTCCAATGAGCGGAAGAACTCTTGCGTTGAGACTCGTGGTGCTGTGAAGCACACAACTGCTGTTAATCCGCATCATTGTCCTCCTGATATGAACTGGTCAGATATCCACATCCGGGTACTGATTCAACACATGATTGAACCTGTTATCCAGATGTTCATCGTTTTCGTCCCGCTCGGGATAATTAAACTTTCCTTCCTCTTCTGCTGCATCCCCCAAGCGTTCCATGAGTGCAATGACGCTTTCGAGCCAGGCGGAAGCCTTGCCAAACGTGTCATCCTCTTTTCTCTTGGCATAGAGCATGTCAGAGACTTCTTCGAGAGCCATTTTCTGCTGGTACAAAGTATTCCAGTTGATGTGCTCTACAGCGGAACGCAGGGGAGTTAAGTGTTCTGTTTCTGTTACAGTGTTCGTTACGGTCATCTTTTTATTTCTCCTTGTAGTGTTTAGTTACGATAAACGTCAGCAAAGCACCGCAAAATTCCAACAAAAAAAGCAGACCTCCAAACGGATAGTCTGCTTCTCAGAATTGTGAAATTATAGCGTATGTGTGCTGTTATCTATCATACAATTTTTATTGTATGCGTTTCGCACGAATACGCAATAACTATTTTTTAGAATTAAGAATCGGAATTTTCCGAACTGTTGCTGTTATCATCGGAACTGGACTCAGCGTTTTCGTCTGCCGTGGAATTGTCACCAGATTCAGCGTCAGTGTTTTCTTCCGCGCTTGTATCCTGTTCGACAGTCGAATCACTGTTGACTGATGCGTATGTACCAGTCAAGATAACGGGAGCTTCACCATAGCCTAGATAACCGCTAATCAGGCTGCCAGGATTTTCGACCAAGTACTTGGTTTCGGTCATGTTCGGAAACAAGTAGATGTCCTGAATCGTAGTGCCCTTCACATTAGCGCTGTCAAAGGTGTCATCGCACGCCGCAACAACACTATACCCGTCATAGTTCCAAACCAGATAGAAGTTCTTGCCGCCGACTTCAACATCGTAGTCTGCATCTCGGAAATCTTCAAAGGTACGATACTGCTTGCTGGAATTGAAAGCGACAGAATCGTTGTTTGTCCAGTAGAGACCGGACGGATTGCCAAACAAACCATACAGGAAGTTGAACTGCTCCTCCGGCTCTCCGTCTGCCGGATAACCTTCGAATTTATCCGGGGTGACAGACGAATAATAGAGACCGTCAAGGAACGCATCACCAATATCGATACCGTCGTCATTGGCTGCACGACCGTCCAGCATCAAGGTCAGTGAGCCGCCGTTATATCCAATCGGATAATAGTCACAGCCGTCATCCTTGCTGGCAGTGTGAATGGAAAAATCACTGATTTCCTTTTCTACGCCTTCGCCTGTGGATTCTGCATTGATTTCGCCAATGACTGTATCACCGTTTTCAAGTTCGTTCAATTTCAGATATCCCTTTACAGGCAAATCCCGTACATCCTGTAATGCAACGTCCGTGATATCCAGTGTCTTGCCGGTATCAACGCTGCGCAGCGAATAGAACTTGCTGCCGTCATCGTAAGACAGAGGACTCTGCCCCATCGGAATACCGTCCGGCCAGGTAGTGTCAGGATTGTCCAGCGTGCCGGGCGTGAAATCCGGGAGATTCGACAGCAAAGACCAGGCATTGATGGGTTCCGGGGTCGGTTCTGCTGTCGGTTCCGGTGTTGCTGTGACGGCAGCCTGTGCTGCTTCTGCGCTTGCTGCTGCGGCTGCCTGGCCTTTCCGTTCCTGAACCACAGATGTGGCACAGCCAGAAAGTGTCACGGCGAGTGCCATGGCAGCTGCGGTGATATTGATAATCTTTTTACTCATGCGCGTTTTACCTCCTTATGTTTGCGGTTTTGCCTAATGCCGAGGAGTGAGAGACCCACCACGCCGATAAGCAAAGTGAGGAGTCCAAGTCCAAAAGCAAAGGCAATATATTGAATTACGTCGATGAGTTTAAGCCATTTTGCGACTGCAGCGCCTAAAACAATCAACAGGCCAAAGCAGCCGGTCAGATAAATGAGCAAGCCAAACTGTGCAGTTCTGCTAAAAAAGGATTCAAGTGTTTTCATGATAAACTCCTTTCATACTTTTTATGGTATACGATTCGCAAGAGCCTGCAACAGGAAAATAAAAAAGCTGCCCAACCGAAGCTGGACAGCCTATGTATGATTATGTATTATCGTCTGTTATCTCGTTCTTGTCTTCTGTGCTCACGTTCCTCGTATTCTTTTTTCTGATACTTGAGTCGTTCATTCAGTAGGAAGGAGTTTTCATCGCGAGTCATTTGCAGTTTTACCTCGTACCAGCAGCCATAAAGAAAGGCTGCCAGAATGCAGAAGCCAACGATTTTGACTAAGAGGTTGAAAAGAACGTTCACAATAACCGGGAAAATATAGCCGATGGCTTTGGCGATAAGCAGGATGAGCCCACCGAAGACAACGATTTTTGCGATTGTCTGAACAACGGGCGGGAAATCGCCCAGGACTTTAGAAATGGTATCGTTGATTTTGGTGATGATATTAGTGTTTTTGCCACCGTTGTTATTATTTTCTGCCATGTCGGTTCCTCCTTTTTGTGCCAATTATAGCATATATCTGTACAAAACGCTATATCCCACATGAGGAATCTCGATGTTTGAGCAATGGCTCAACAAAAAAAATGCCGCCACCCTTTCGGATGACGGCAAGTGATGTTATTTCTTCACGGGGATATTCTGGTCAAGAATAACATCGAAGTTGTAGTGCGGCATCTTAGATGCATCACCACCAGCAGCTTCGAGGGTCATGTAGAAGTCCTCGTCATTCATAGCCTGCACGAGAGTATTCATCTCGTCGCAGGTATGTTTGAGCATAGGACCGCGCTTATTGCAGAACATCACAGCCGAAACAGGCTGAATGCCCTGTGCAACCATGCCATCCCAATGAGTCCGCAGCTCGGTTACAGACTTCAAAGTAGCAACGCCGCTCATGAAGTCATAAATCTTGCAGTGGGACTCGTCGATATGTTCCAGAACGTCGACACGAGTCCGGTTTGCGTACAGCGGGAACTGGAGCTCTACTTCATTCCCAGTGTCAGCAACCAACCGACTGGCGAATTCCTGCGCATACTTTTCAAGAGTGAGAGGCTCACTTTCGAGAGGCTTTACGTTCTCGGCAATAGCGTCGAAAATTTTACGCCATCCCTTGTCGCTCAGGTCGATATCCGACTTGTTGGCGAGGGTATTCAAGAACCCACGCGGCAGACCGGAAATATCAACAGCAACAACGCCGGTGAAAGCGTTGAAGGCCGGGTGACGAGCCTTGTCCCAGATGGTATCAAACTGAGCGGTGGCGATAACACGCTCGCCGAGCTGGATATCCAAGCCCTGCGTAAGCATGTTGTTCTGGTAGAAATGCTTCAAGTCATAGCCACCAGTAACAACACCTTTGGTCGCATCCGTATCCAGCTGACCACACTCAACCTTGACAGGAATCTCGTACCCATCATAGTCAACAGTGAAGTTCTTTTCCTTCTGCTTCTCCTTATACGGCTGGAAAATGGGCTTGACGAGCACATCGCACGTCTTGCCATTCGCCATATGGAAATCAGGAATCAGGATACGGGCGGGAGCAACGCCGGTAGCGTCAGGTGCCAAGTAATTGCGGTACTTGACACCAAAGTGCTCAGCCAGGCAGGTACGCAGCACGTTCAGGCTGGTGACCCGGCTCTCAGCGCAGCTGCCGTTCTTGGTCAGCATGGTGCTGGCGGTAGCCTTGTCCATCTCCACATAGATGATGGTAGAAGGAGCGCCAAGAGCCTTAAACTGCTCACGCATAACGACATCTGCCATAGGAATCTCTTTCTGCTCGGACATCGTCATGGTCGTGGCGAACGGGCCGTCAACGCGGTGATAGCTGTCCTCTCCAGGCTGCTTGGAAGCGATGAACCAGGGATACTTGTTGCGGGTGGCAACCAAAATGAAATTATTCAGGCCAACGCCATGGATGCACAGCGGGCCCTCATTGCTGTGGCCGTTGCCAAACTGTAGGTTTTCCGGCAGCTTTTTCTTAGACATACCATTGCCCCAGTCGGCAATAACCACACCGATTAGGTTTTTGGCATGGCCTTTCACAATCGCGACCAAGATGTTAATGGCATCTTTGCAATTAGAGATGGCATTATCAACCGGTTCACAAGCGGCATCGCTCATGGGTAACTTCTGGCGCGAAATAGCGTCAAAGTAATGGTTGGTGATGCCGACGTTGAAAGTGACGTTGTTATTCTTCTTAGCCATAATATAACCCCGTAACGTGGGGCTGCCGTGCTGCTCTCGAATTTATCTCCACAGCAATGTGAGCCCCATATATCGGGGATGTTATTATTCCTTTTTGTCGGTTTTGCAGGAGCTATCAGCAATATCAGAAATTGCTTCTTTTACAGCTCCGAAAACATCAGTTGCTTTCAGAAAATCTTCTGCCAATCCTTTGATGTGGCTGTAGTTTTTGAAGACTTTCTTCACAATAAATGCGCCAACGATTGATACTACTGCCAAAAGCAGCAGAGCTTTCGCGGCCTCGGTCAATTTTACTTGCTCTAACAAGAGCGCGAGTATCACGCCATCTTTGCTCAGCTAGGTCTTAATTAGACTGTGAACGAATGAACCATAGCTAACTGCAAATTGCTTAGCTTTGGCTTCGTGGTTGCTAATGATGGTGTCTACTCGCTAAATTATGTTTCGAATCATGGTAATGTCCTCCTTGAAGGCTTGTAATTGTTATACGGTATATATAAATACGCTCTTAACGCGGCGTTCGCGTGCAGGAACATCTATATAAACACATTGACGCAGTGTATACGTGCCATGCTGATTAGCATGACAATTCTATGTAATCAGCCTTTTCTTCGGCTGTCAGAAGTCCACATTCCGTGGGATAAATCTATATAAAACGCAGAAAGTCTGCGGGAATCCTCAAAAAGAAAAAGGACAGAAACCCAATATGGGCATCTGTCCTTCTTCCAGGAGGAATATGAACTATGGCAAATCAATGATATCTCTGTTACATTATCTATTCTATGGGTATCGCACACGCCGTCAAGAAGCTGTATAAACTTTTTTGAAAAAAGTTTGCACGCGTGCAAGTTGCCAAAGGATTTTGTTACACGGCGTGTGAGTTAATTTTGCGATACACAAAACGCGCGATATTGTGTATAAAACACAAAAGCCGCCCACCCGGTAAAGGGCAAGCGGCAAGAGGTTAAGATTTGATGTACAAGGACGTTCCCTTAAACGGATTCAAGAGACCGGGCTTATATTTAGTGTGAACATACTCTGCAATTTCGGTATCCGGCATTGCGTTCAGAACGTCAAGCCAACACTCGGCATTGATTGCCATGAGGCCACCCATGCCAAGCGCATTTTCACAACGCCTGATGTCAGAAGCAAATGCGGTGTGAAATTCGCAGGATTCCGCAGCCTTGATGATGCGGTCAAAGTCGTACATACCAAGACCTCCTCACTGGCACAGAGCTTTGAGGTCATCCTCACTCAGAACAGGCACACCCAAAGCGTTCGCCTTATCGAGCTTGGAACCGGCAGCTTCACCGGCAACGAGATAGCTCGTCTTTTTGGAAACACTGCCGGAGACCTTGCCGCCATGTGCTTCGATGTAGGTTTTGGCTTCATCGCGGCTCATGGAAGGCAGCGTGCCGGTGATAACGAACGTCTTACCGGATAGCGGTGCGGATTCATCGTTAGCACCTGTTGGGGTATGGTAGTCGAGATTGACACCTGCATAGCGCAGCGCAGCAATCTCCTGCTTGAATTCAGGGCCGGACAGCATCACGTCGAGCGCAGCATAGATAGCGTCAGAGAAGCCAGGAATGTCACACTCTTTGATGGTATCCACATTAAGGGTGGATAGAGTCAGCAGACTGCCGTTCGTTGCCTTGCACTGAGTAAACAGCGCTCGAGCCACATGGCCACCGATAAGACGGTAACCAAGCGCTTTGAGAACACGGTCCGCATTCTGACTTTTGGATTTCTCAATGGAATCGAGAACCTTGTCAACGACTTTTTTGCCGTACATATCGACGAATTTGGTGGTGTTCATGTACAGCTTATAAAGGTCAACGGGGCTTTCGATGAGCTTGTTGTCAACCAAGAACTGAATCATCTGAGGGCCAAGTCCCTTGATGTCCATGCAGGGCTTCGAGGCAAAGTGGATAACGCGATTCACAGTCTTTGCCGGGCAAGCGTCATTGGTGCAGTAGAGGTCCACAGAACCGTTGACCGGTGCGATAGGCGCACCGCAAACGGGGCAGACCTGCTTCGCCATGTCATAAGGCACAGCGTCTGTCGGGCGCTTTTCCAGCTCCACCATCGTAATTTTCGGGATGATGTCACCGGACTTGTGCAGGACAATCGTGTCACCGATACGGATATCCAAAGTCTTGATGAAGTTGGCGTTGTTGAGCGTTGCACGCTCCACACGGGTTCCGGCAAGCTGGATAGGGTCAAAGACCGCGACAGGAGTGACGCGGCCGGTACGACCCGTCTGCAGCTGGATGTTGCGCAAGACAGTTCCTTTTTCCTCTGCGGGATACTTGTATGCAATAGCCCATTTCGGGGTTTTGGTGCGCTCGCCCATCTTCTGGCGAATGCTCAGTTCATCGACTTTGATGACTGCGCCGTCAATCGGGTAATCGATATCATAGCGTTTTTCCTCAATGTCGTGAATGGCTGCCAAGATGCTATCAATGTCATTGCAATGAGCGTAATAGGTGGTCTTAAAACCGCAGATGTCACGCAGATAGTTCAGCTGGTCACAATGATACGGGCTGAACTGTGCTGCATCACCATTGTTGACGCTCTGAACATTGAAAACGAACACCTGCAGATTGCGCTCCCGTGCAATAGACGGGTCAGCCTGACGCAGAGAGCCAGCAGCGCAGTTGCGGGGATTCGCAAAGAGCTTCTTCCCTGCTTCCGCCTGCTTTGCATTGGCTGCTTCAAAGTCCTTTTCCGACATATAGCACTCGCCACGGAGTTCGATTTTGCCGATACCCTTGGGCAGCTCGATGCTGCGAGGCAGGCAAGTGAGGGCTGCGACATTGGCGGTCACATCCTCACCGACATGGCCGTCACCGCGCGTCGAAGCCTGGGTCAGATAGGCAAGACCATCGTCAGAACGTTCGTAGACAAGAGACAAGCTCAGACCGTCGATTTTGCGCTCCACAGAGAAGGTCACATCGGAGTATTCAGCTTTCACCGAATCCACAAAGCTGCGGACCTCATCATCGGAAAACACATCAAGCAGAGAAAGCATCGGTACACGGTGTTCAACCGGAATACCGAGAACACGCTTGCCGCCAACAACCTGTGTAGGGCTGTCAGCGGTCACGAACTCAGGATGTGCCGCTTCGATATTACGAATCTCGTGCATCACGGAATCGTATTCCTCATCCGTTACAACCGGAGCATCCTGCTCATAGTAGGCGGCACTCCATTCTTTAGCCTTTGCGCAGAGGCTGTTGTAGTATTCTTTGGAAGAAATAGGCAGATTATTGTTAGACATAATATTTTGCCTCACGTATGTTATTTTTTTGTTTTTTATAGCGTAATGGTTTGAGATTCTGTTGTGGCCTGGCTGACATCTTCAATACCATCCACGAAAACTGTTGTTCTGATAAGGATACGGAAAGGAACACCCTTTTGCCAGGTGGTGTTTGCACGGAGTTCATCCACCAGGCCAATCAGTGCCTGCATCTTGAGCATTTCGATGGTATAGCGAGTCGGAATCATGGTTCGGGTCGTCTCGAGATAAAAATGCCGATTTTTCTCATTGTATCCGAGAGAATCGTTCGTAACATCCATTTTTGCAACAACGGTGTAGTCGCTTTTAGGGGTATCCTCAAACGGTTCCAGAGACTTATCCAATTCTACCATGCGTTTATCGAAGTCTGCAATGATGCGGGCTTTTGCTTTTTCGTAAATTTCGCTTGCCTGCCGGACCTGCTCCCGATAACACTTCACACACTCTTCTTTCGTGTAGAAGATGTTGACGGAAGTACCAGAGTTGCAGCGATACCCGGTTTTATCCATGGGAGCAATGACGGTTGAAGAAATCTTGCCCTTATTTACCGGCCGAAAATAGACCGGAGAATAATAGATGGTTTTGCTCGTTTCTTTTGCATCCGTAACAACAACGGGGGTAGGTTTGATGTTACGAATCGGTCCTTTGGTCGGCTCCGCATTTGCGCGATAATCGCAAATCCAAGCCATTTTGCCGATGACGTTTTCAAGACCTTCGGCGTAATCGTACATACCGAGGTCGTTTGTCTGGCGTGGAGGATAATTTTCTCCGGAGCCTTTAATCATCAGCTTGACGCCGTTTTCTGTGAGATATTCGTTTAATTTCATATTTTTTCCTTTCTGTGATTTGTGGTTGAGTTCAGCGGGCGTTTGTGAGTACGGCAACAACCAGCTCCTCGTAGTCTTCGATGGCACAGTAGATGTCAGCGAAACCATAGGCGTGGCCACGGTCGTAGGCTTTTTGCCAGAGGATGGTTGCAGCCTTTTTGGAAATGCTGCGTTTCGTTTCGGCTTTGATGTCTTCCTGAATTTGAAGTTCGATAGCTTCCGAGATGTGTTCGATTTCTGCATTCTGCGCCTTCTTCAGCCGAGAGCATTCCGCATCCCAGGCTTTCTGTCGGCGAACGACCTCTTCCCTGTTCCAGCGCACCGACTTCTCTTCGTCGATGATTTCACCGTCTTTCGGACGTTTAGAGTTGGGCTTAGTAGGTCTTTTCCAAGCGGTTTCAAGTCGGTTGCCAAGAGCCGTCCATATACTACCCATTATAACACTCCTTTTTTTGTACGCAAAAAGGCGAACCTCCCGGTGTGGGAAGTCCGCCTTAAAGCGAAGTGTGAATTGTACGAGCACACAGTGTGCTTAGTAGATGGTATCTATCGTACAAGCTAAATTATACGGGTCTCGCACGAAAGCGCAAGATTATTCATCCATTGCTACAGTCACCAAACAGCAAATTATATGCTTTTTCGATTTCAGAATCAGACATGGCCTTCCCTTTTTCTTCAATGCTGCGCAGAATTAGAGTCTTGTCGCTCTCCTCATCCGGCACGAAGCCAAGAATCACATCCAGCTTGTTGCGATTCTCGTCCTGTGCAAGATACTCTTTGATTTCGGACCACTGCGCATCGCGCTGGTTCAGAGCGTCAACGTTCTGGACACAGAACGGGTTCTCACTTTGCGGCATAGAACCAGCAAGGTATTTAGTATCGTCGCAATACATCTTGATAAGCCGGACAATATAGTTCCGCTCTGCTTTGGTTCTTGCAGTCAGAATGTTGCTTGCGCTCTGGTACTTGTAGTTATCCCCAACAGCTTCCAACGACTCTGCAATCTGTCGAAAACTCAGCATTTCGTTTGTGGCCTTGTCATGCTGCGACACGGTGGAAGCATAGTATCCTTGTTCCGTTTCGTTTGCTTCTACCACGGCAGCGAGATTCGAGTCAATATGGATGAGCCGTTCACTGTTATCCCCTTGCGCACGAATTGTGTTGTTCACTTTCGCAATCCAACTGTCAGTTTCCGTAGCATCATCGCCCGCATAGAGGTAGGTTACAATATCCGGGTTAGTAGGGTTCGGAAGCTCCGCACAAGCCAAGGTCAGATTTCGCCCGTATTCTTTTGCCTGAAGGTACATGTTCGGATAATCGTCTTGTATTGTCTGAGCGATTGCCTCAACCTCGGCCTCGTCTTTTTCAATGACAAGACCGACAGTGGCTACCTGCTCTTCAATGTTGAGCTGCTTCAAAATATCCTCGAGGTCGAATACAATAGCTTCTTTGTTGTTTGTATAGAATCGGATTTTCATAGATTTTCCTCCTGGCAACAATAAAAATGGCAGGCCCTCGGTTGGAAGGTCTGCCAAAAAACAGTTTGAGAATTGCAAAAAAGGTCATTATGCGGCTTTGATTGCTGCGTTAATCACCGTATACGCAATATCCAGAAGCCGAAACGCAAGGACTTCAAAAGATAATGCTACCAGCAAAAAGCAAAACACAAATTTTTGTTTGTTCTCACCCTGGAAATAGTACATTCCAAAGCAGGACGCGATGAGAACGCAGAGAAACACAACGACCCAAATAATATCAGCCATTGTCCTGATTTTGATTTTGCTGAGTTGGCGGGGTCTTGACTTCAGCAGGAGCATTCGGAGTCTGATACTGAACATTCTGGCTCGGCTCTTTGGGAGTTTCGGGGGCCTGGTACTGAACAGTACTGGGGTTGTTCTGCTGTTCGGCTTTCTTTTCCTCATATTTGGTCTTGAGCTGAGAATAGGAATAGCCATCCTGCGGGATACCGTGATACTCATAATGGCCGAAAGCAAGAATCATGTTGAACACCGGATTCAGAAGGCAAAGACCAATCGTGAAACCAATACCTTCACCGAACGCAACAGCTTTCTTGTAGTTGGTAATAGCACCGATGATGAGAGCAACAACCAGGAACAGATTGCCGAGCAGCGGGATGCCAGACAAAAGGCTCAGCACGACCGGAATCAGAAACAACCAGCCGTTCCCCCAGTAAATGTTGAATTCGATGTAGTTGCTGTAGAACGGGACGATGGATGCCCAGCCAGGCTGCCCGGCCTTCTCAAAAATTTTCCAATTGGCGACGATTTTGAGCACAAAATACGCTACCACCAGAAGAATCACCGTATAGAGCATACCGCCCAAAAGATTCAATGCGCTGTAAGAATTGTACATTTTATATTCTCCTCTTCCGGCATATGAAGCCGGTTTATTCCTTCGTTTCGTTTTTTAGCTGCCGCTGCCGTTCTGCAAGTTCTTTGCCGCGTCTGACCAGTTCCGCATATTGCTCTTCAGTCAACTTGCGAGGCGGCTTGATTTTGACCCATTTCTTGGGCATATCTGCCTCCATACACCAGTCCTCATCCCGCGTGATTTTAACAGCATCAGGGTATTCTTTGGCAAGCTCTTTTAGCTGTTCCATACGAGCTTTGTTGCAGGTGTAGTAGGATGCTTTCTTCTCCGCATCATTGAATGTGATGATGGTTTCGCGTTCCCAGGGTCCATCAGATGCCTGCGTGGCCACTTTTTTATCGGGCATGATTTTTCTCACCTCAATCGAATAAAATTGCCGACATAGCAGGCCCTTCGCAGATATACCCGCTCGCCTCGGCCCATTTCGGCGTCATGAGCTTGCCATTTGTTTTCACAAGCACCATCTTCCGAGCAGAGGTATTCAGGAATTCCGCCGGAGCCCAGTTATTTCGCACAACGACGATAGCATTGTCGTCCGCGTTCTCAAGCATATGCTTCAGCTCTTTTACCGTCACCGTGTCACCTCCCGTTCAACACATCATCCAGTGCCTGCAAGAAAACTCTGGATTCCTCATTGATTCCGCCGCGACACAGAACTTTCGCAATATCATCAAATCCTACCAAGTACATATTTTCTTCACCCATGTACCCTTGCGGCCAGGGAACCGCATAGTAGTTATGCGGAAAAGAACTTGTGTCATAGCCGACCACAATATATTTCTGGTCTGCAACATTTTTCACCGTCAGGATAGTCCCAAGCGGTAACGCGTCTTTCATGGAGTGAGTAGTTGCAGGCATGATTCTCTGAATTTTCAAAACAGCACCTCCCTAATTTCTATTTTAAGAGAGTCGCACATTTGCGCAAGGAAACTGAAAACAAAAAAAGCGGCCGCTCCAAAAGGAACGACCGCAAAGATACGAGTCAGATATTATTCATGGGAATCAGCTTTCCTGAAATCAGAAAGTTGATTCTCAGTGGAACACTGCACGAAAGGAGTTTCCTTGCGCGGATTCACAAAAGCGTCTGTGGTCGCAAACGCATTGCCAAAATCCATAAATTTTGTGCGCAGGGTACACCGTCTATAGTCGCTTGCGACTTAGGCGGCGAGGAATGCGCTGACTAAGAGTATATTTGAGGTACACTCAGTAAATGCAAATACCCTATGTCTCCTTTCTTGAGTTTTTAAGATACTTTATCCCACGCAGAGCGCATGGGGCTTATCGTTTTAATAATTTTCAGCTTTTTAAGGCTTGTGGATTTTTTACCGCTTTTTGATGGAGTTTTGAATTCTACGTTTACAGAACCATTCTTTTTGGTATGAGTGCCATGGACAGTAAGAATTTCCCCGTTGAGAGAAACCAAATCACCGGGATTGAGGGCCACTTTCTTGCGACGTAGCGCACGATAGCCTTTACGAATCCTTTTTCCACGGTATTTGTGCAAATTTTCAGAATCCTTTTTATGGCTGCGGTTGATTCTACCGTTGAAGAGCTCTTTTCCAGTAGCTATTTCTCCTGTACGAATGTCAATGTAGCGAGAATCATAAAACTTTTCAAGGATGCGATTATTACGCCTTACCTTTTCATAATGTTCAAACGTACAGCGGCAGTTTGGATGAAACTCGCCCATTGCATACGCATCGTTGTTATGACTCTTTTCAAGATGAAGGGCAATTCGCTTTTCCTTGGTCATCGCGCCATAAGTGAATGTGACGAACGGCTTTCCAAAAGCAGCGTAAAGTTCATTAACGATTTGCCAGCGTACAGTGTTCATAAATGCTGCACCAGAAAGGTTGGCAAACTTTATATCTTCACCGAATCCATAGAGCTTGCCGCCTTTTTGATGGTTAGCTGGTGTATGGCACTTCTCGCATACTGTTATAAGCTCGCTGAGACTATTGTCATGGCGACCTTTCCAATAAAACATGTGATGCACGTGCAAAATTGCACCTTCACTGGCTTCGCGCCCACAAACTTGGCAGGTGTAGTTATCACGGTAGAATACTGCTTCCCGCAAGGTTGCTAAATTGTAGCGAGGGCCTTTTTGATAATCTGCGCCTTCAGGGGTGGCTTTACCTTCCTCGATTGCTTTTACAAGCATTGTGTCGAAAGAACCAACTTCAACGGCTGCATGCGTAATAGGCACAACTTCGCAATACATTTTAATGACATTGACGTTGAGTTCTTTCTTATGTTTAAGAGAGGGTGCAAGCCAGCCTTTGTCACGTTTGCGGTTGTCAAAGCGCTTTTGGCGGTAACGTAGCCTGTTTCTGCGAGTTCGGCGCATTCTACGGCAAGCATCGTGACAGCTTTTCTCGTCTTGCAATGTATCATACTGTGCAGATACATACTCGTGAGATTGGCTTTTCACACTGATGCCGATGTAGTTGTAACCGACGTCCTCACAGATTTCGATGGGCTGCGTGTTTGTTTTACTGTCATACAGTAACTGAATAGTAAATGGATGATGCTTAATGATTTTTGCTTTTCCGTCTTTCAGAAGATGGCGCACCTTGCCAAGACGGATAGTCGGCATCAGGCGTTCGCCATTCTTACTGAGAACACAAGCGCAAGTGCTCATGCAAGGTACTCCTTTCGTATAATAGTTGTAAATCGATAAGTCAGGGCTTGCGCCCTGTGGTCCACATCGCCAATGTTGTTATACCGTTTTAGCCTTTCGACATGACGTTCGCACTTCTCCTACCCTTAGAGATGTTTAACGAGCCGTCCGCAGTGCTTACCACTTGTGGAGCATGAGTAAGGTGCCTATATTATTAGTACACAACGTAGTTTCCTGCCGCCGGAGTAGCAGACTTAGGCTAACCAACCGGGCTTACGGGTTGCCCTGCAAGCCCCATCTATAACCAGCGGACTGGTTAAGGCGGGGTTGTTGACGCAAACCAATCCGATTCATCCTGGCCCTGCTCACCATAAAGATGAATAACAGGTGCCGGAATAATCAAAGCACGATACTCGTGCGTTTTGCACTGTTGTACAGCTTGTACTTGTAAGTTTTAACAACCATGCGCATAAATAGCGTCCTCCTTTCATTTGAGCTCTACTATTCATGATAGGCAATTCGCAAGCACAGGCAAACAAAAGCTGCCTATCCGAAGATAGACAGCAACTATTTTTTTACTTAGACACCTTTCACCCCACGACTAAAGTCGTAGAGCTTCTGGCTAACTTTTATAGCGATACAAATGCGTTAAGCACATATGAATCATTACAACATGAATGTGTCAATTCTGATTGTTACCCTCAGAATGTTTCTTTAGTGTTGGCCTTTCACCCCACGGTTGAAACCGTGGGCTTTCCCAGCCTTCATTTTGTAAAAGTCAGGAGCTTACCGTGTTCGCCTTGGATGTAGAGTCTCATGGCTTACTTTTCCTCCTTTTTCTTGTCGGCGTTCAGAATCTTTTCCAGAACGTCGTTGTAAGTGTCATCGAGGAATCGACCGGTTTCTTCATCTGCTTCCGGAGCGGCGAAAGCACCGTCTTCTTCAGCTGCATCCTGTACAGCATCGAAGACGCCAACTGCACCCCAAAGCTCATCGGCCAGAAGGTCATAGCCGAGGTCCTTCACTTTTGCCGACAAGTCAATCAGCAGCATTTTCTGCCGAAAAAATTCGTCCATATCCAGACCGAGGTAAGGCTTCGCTGCAGCATTGTTTTTCTGAGACTTTACTTTGAAAATGCCCCAGTCAAAGTTGCTGTCTGCGCCGTACATATACCCGGACGCAAGGCAGAAACCGTCTGCTGCACTGTCCTCAACGTTGATACCGACTTCATAATCACTGCCGGAATCCTCGTCAAGGTCAATCGCATAACCTGTTGCCTTTTCGTACTCTGCCTCAATGTCAGTTTTCATGGCTGCCAGCAGGGCGTTGAAATCGGTATTCTGGGAAAGCAAGTTCATGCTTTCGCCTTCCTGATTTTTGATAAGAATGAACATAGTATTTACCTCCTAAAATTAAATCATGCTATCAGACAATTTGTCGATAGTCGCTGTGATGGTTTCGTTTTCCATCTGAGCCATACGCTCAAACAGATGAGACCAGTCGATGGCATCATGGACGCGCTTGACAAACGCATCATAGGTGCCACCGGCCTTCATCATTTCAATTTCAGACTCATAGCAGCCGGACTCCTCAAGTATGAACTTGATATCGTCGGTTGGGTTGATTTGTATTGTTGCTTCGTACTCATTCATTTTGATTATTTCCTTTCTTTTATACGCAAAAAGGCGAACCACCCAAATGGGAAGTTCGCCTAAAGCGCATTGTTAAGTGTGCGAAGGGCAGGGTGCCTTTTCGATAACTGTTATCTATCGTACATTTTTGATTATATGCCGTTCGCATAAATCCGCAACAAAAAACCGCCACCCAAATGGGCAGCGGTAATGAAAAATTAAATTTCAGCGCAGAACATCGCGAGCTTTTGCCACAGCAAATAGGTGCTGGTTTTCATGCGTACCTTTTCAGGAACGCCAGTGACGAGACACCATTTATGGGCAGCAGCTTTGATGCGGGGAATCTGCCGTTGTTCAGTTTCAGTGAACGTCTTGTTGTACATTCTGCGGCGACGTCCGGAATTCCAAAAGGCTCCTTCCATCGTTTCGCAAATCAGAGCGTACGCCAAATAGCTTTGGGCTTCTTCGTGAGTCAATGTAACCATCGTTTTCATGGCTGTCACCCTGCCTTTCTCTCATTGCGAGCCATATGCAGCGCATAATCAAGCGCGTCAGGGTCATCGGCCAAGAATTTCGTTTTCTGAAGTGTACCAAGCTTGGGATGCTTCAGAATCGTATAGTTGCCATTGTTCTGGACAAGGGAACCTTTATCATAGACAAGCTCGACCTTTTCGGCAGGTACTGCGTAACGGCGAATGCGGTCACATTCATCCGCATAGTTGATGGGAGTGATATAGCCAACTGGCTTTTGTCCTTCCATCCCTGTCACAGTGACCAGAAAAGCCTTAATGGTCCGGGCTTCTTCCTCTTCCTGCTCATCATAGTATTTGAACGTGATGAACATGGGAGTATCTTTCTTGTACGCATCTTCCTCAGGGCAGAGATACGTTCCACAAGAGCGGCAGAACCAGAGCATCGATACGGGCTTTCCAGTTTCTTGTGCTTCTTTGGCATAGCGCTTAAAAATCTTTATGTCCAGCTTGAAATCCTCGGTGTAATGCTCAACCGTGCTTTTCACGATGAGTTTCAGAAAATCACAGATGGAAATAGCGGTCATAGTCATATTGGAAGTCATAATAAAATCTCCTTTTTAGTCAACCATAACTTTAGAAATATTCATGTCATAGCGGTTGAATTTAGAAATATAGTCAAAAATGGTATTTACTTGAGATTTTGTTGCGGTTTTGGTCTCATCCATATCGAGGAATGTATTGCCCATCGAAGGATTACGAATGGCAATCCAACCGCGCTTATATAGGAAATCGAGACCCTTGCCGCTCCAGTCATACGCCATATTGAGAACTTCATGGTCAGAAAGACCAAACGCTTCTCGATTGCGCATGATGATGCGGCCAGCCAGGGCAGCGTGCTCGCCAAACTCGCAGGCATACCAGGTGCCATCGGGAGCAATCAGACCATATTCGGTCAGCTGATGCCGAATGGGTCTATCACTGATATAGCTGTTGTACAGTCGCTGACGGCGTTCAACGGATGTGCCTTTCATGTTTGCTTCAATCCAAGAGGCAAGCTTGGTCCAAAAATCGGTTTTGTAGAATTCCGGGTTGGATTCCTGCTCAGGAAGCGGTTCGCCATTGAATTCTGCAACAAGGTCTGGGTGGGTAAAAAGCCATGCACCGTTGTTGAATGCATCAGAATAACCCGTTTCCCCATAGAGGAAGCACTTGATACCGTCATAGCTGCAATCGATATAATGATGTTTTGCATTGGTGCAGAGCGTTTCATAGCTATCAGTCATAGCAAAGCGGTCAACATAATTGAGCGGATGTGCAATCATATCCTCACGAATTTGATTGACCAGCATCTTGTGTTGAAGCTCCTCAACCTTCTGCCCGAGGGAACGAACATGAACATTGTCATCGACAAGTTCAAACTCATTGACACCAACAAGTTTTTTCCGGCCTTCGATAATGTCCTGGCAAACATGCCTTTTTTCTTCCTCGTTGCCACCCATCATGCAGGAGAGCAGCAGCTCCTCACACTTTTTATACGGCTTGTCCATATTCCAGAACCAGTCACGTGCAATGGCGGTGAGGAACTCACCATCCATACTGAAATGTAGTTGTTCACCCATGTTGGGTAACCTCCCCAATTGTTATGTGTTGTTCTCGACAAAGTCTTCGCATTCCTCGCTGGTCAAAACCACGCCGAAATAGGCAACACGCTTGACGGTGGTTTCCCACACGCGAACGGTGCGTGCCATTGGCTGAACGACCCAGGAATGACAGCGCCAGAGCCCGTCTTCGGAAAGAGCATACCCCGTTGCAATAAAGCACCGCTCTTTGTTCTCATACCAGAGTCGTGCAGAATTGTAATGGCACTGGCAATCCTGACCTTTCCTCATATAGTTGCTGCCATAGAAGAATTGGCCGCGTTCAAGGATTTTGGAAGCATCTTCATCGAACATCGTCATGCAAACTTCATCCCCGCCAAAGGTGAGAATTTTGTCGTGCAGTTCCTTCATGTCACCGAGCGTCTGAGCATTGAATCCAGAAGAGGTGTTGTAAATTTGGCTTTTGGTAAGCCGCATTTTCCAATCCTCGTTCATTGGGTTCCAATGAATCGGCGCGGACATCTGGTCAGGGGTTGTGATGGGTTTCAGACTGTTCCAGCCTTTCGTGCTCATTCCAACCCCTCCTCACGAGAACGCAAGCAACTCAGAATCTTTGAGTGCAGTTGATAGCGATTCTCGCCGCTTGGCACGGAGTCACCGAGGCTTTTGGATGCGAGAAGTTCATCGAACGCCTTCAAAATCTTAGAAGTAGTGACCGGCTTACCCAGCGCACTCATTTGACCCAGATGGAACTCGACATCCTCAACGAGATGCCAATATTCCATGCCGTACAGCATCGCGCCGCTTTCATTGTCTTTCCGTTCCCGCTCCTCATCTGCATCATCGCAAACGATGCAAATACCGTTTTCGTCGAGATAGTTCTCGAAGATATCGCAGATATCGGAGGCGAGAGAACGGGTATCGGAATCCGCCTCCAACTCAGGTTGAGGCTGGGTGACGGTTTCAACTTGATACTTGATGTTACCGGAACGAAGCGACTTCTCAATTCCATCAAAAACGATGTCCGCGTAGTCGCTGTTATCGCGACACATCTCGAAAACTTCTTTGATGGTTTTGATTGCCTCTTCGGAATCGAAGTTTCCGGAGACAGGAAACATCATGGGAACCATAGCGGTTACTTTGTACTTTGACTTCATGATTTTTTTTCTCCTAAATTCAAAAGAATTCCACAGCATTTGTTCAGGCAAATGACACTGACTACGAGCAGCGCTATATTGCGCAGCGTGAAAAACTGTGCCAAAGCACTGACGCCCAAAAGGATGGTCAGAACGAAAAATGTAGTGAGGAGCTTAACAATGGTATGGATTATCTTATTCATGGGATGTTCCCTTTCGCTCCTTAATGGAGCATATCAATGATTTTTTCTACAAGTGCGTCATCCGTAACAAACTGGTTGCGGCCCATTGCGCCGAGGTCATAGGATGAGAAATCCCTCATGTCGGCGGCGTAGCGAACCAGATTTTTGTCAGATAGTGGCTGATAGCAGCTCTTTTCGGTACAGATGTAGACGCACTTATCGTTGAGTACGTTCTGAATGTGCCCGGAACAACCAACACGCTTTCCGTTGATAACGATATTGTGTAAGCTGTGGGTCAGCATGAGGTTTGCACTTTCGGCCTCTTTTACTTTTAACTGGTTCAAGAGCTTGCGAGATAAGTAAGCGGTTTTTGCCATTGTAATTTCCTCCTAATTTATTCGAAGTATTTGTAAGCGGCAGTTAGGCGCTCGTGATACAGGTTCAACGTGGTCAGGCCACCTGCATAGACTTTGCTGGAAGAGATTGCCACGTTGGTTCCCGCTTCCATATGGGAGAAGAACATTGAGAGGCAATCTTCCAAGCTATCGCTGGTAGTGAGGGTTTCATACACCGGATACGAGTACTTGGCGGCCTTGCTGTATGTGCTGTTAAGCTCATACGCAAAGAACATCACCTGTCCCGTAACGGTGTTGGAGTCATAGCCATTGCCATGGCACCAATTGAACAAGTCCGTTTTTCGGCTGTAAGTCCATTGCAGGAGCCCATAGCCGCCATCCGAAGGGTTTTCGGCTGAAGCGTTAAGACCACTCTCCATTGTCATGCAGCCCATTACTGCAGCAGTACCGGCCTTTGAAAGGCCAGCGGACCGCAGAGCTGTGTAGATTTCAAGCTCATTGTCGTTGAGATTATCTGGAATTGTTTCGGGTTTCGGTTCAGCTTCTTCGATGGCTGCTTCTGCGGTCTCAATCCGTGGTTCCGGTTCTGCAGCATCGGAAGATTCGACCTCAGCAGTTGTAATTTCCTCCTGTGCTTCTTCGGAAGTTTCCGTTATCGGGAACGCTTTATCGAGCTCATTCACCGTTTCAATGGGAGTGGAAAAAGCGATAGGTTCGGTTTTGGGAGCTATGTTTTCCTCTGCGTGTGCAGGAACAGAAAGCATAAAACCCATGCAGGCGATGATGGTAAAAATACACATCACCGCGACGACAACCAGGACATGCTTGTTCCGAAAAATGCTGTTATTATTCTTTTCGACTTTCATTTTGTGACTCCTTTTTTGTGTCTTTTCCTTGTAGCGGAAGATTGTGATTTGAGATTTGTGGTTTGTTTTGAATTCCTCCTTTTTCTGTAAACAAAAAAAGGCAGGCCCATCATGAAGATGAGTCTGCCTTGAATGAGAACAGAATTATGAATTGTACGAGCACGCGGTGTGCAAAGTAGATGTTATCTGTCGTACAACTTTAATACTATGGAATTCGCAAGGATGTGCAAGAGCTTTTGATGTGCTTCTTTTTCAGGCTTCGTTAAGCCATTTCTGAGTGATATCCATGATTTGATTCTGAAATTCCGGGTCCGGCAAGGTTTTGCTGTCTGTCCAAATTGAATTTTGGACGATTGGGTAATCATACACGACGCCGTCAACGATATAGGGCCAAAGAACAACTTCACCACCCACAAGCCAAAGTTTCTGGATTTTGACGGGTTTCTCGTATCTTGTGAGCCAGCATTCACTGGTCACGACAGAATCCGCCACATATTTCTGTGTTTCTTCCTCGGTCAAGAGATTCGGGTCTTCGTCCTTGATGTTGTACATTCGGACAATGAACGTTGACGGCATGTCCTTGGAGTATTTTTTGTTCTGACGCAGCTCAGCGAGCAGGAATTTTGAGACAAAATGCGCAATGCCGATGCTGGTCAGGCAGTCGTCGAGGGTGTGCCCAAGATAAATTCTTGGGATTTCCTGGTCCTCCCCTTTCATCCGATTCGTTGGTATCTGCGGAACGACATCGTCCGGCAGGCATCCGGTGTCTGCCATGATATGATAAAGAATCATTGATGTTTCCTCCTGAAATAAAAAAATAGCAGGCCCTCAAGAATCGAGAGTCTGCGTTGTTCGCACGATGAATCATTCATTCGAGTGTGTTTTTATCGTGTAGTTGATATTTTGTTTGGCTTGTACACGTAGCCAGCCCAAACAGACATCGTTCAGAACGTCTTGTTATCAGGAATCCGCAGATACATCCAGGACTGTGGTGCTCGCTTAACGCCGAGCTCTCGCAGCGACATATCCATAGATTGGACATCAGAAACGTTCCAGCAATAAAGAGTGCCGGACTTATTGCCGTATGCAATCAGCTCATTTGCGGTAAGGCAGCTGTCCTTCACGAATTGAGCGGTCTTTTCGGTCACTTCCGTGTCAATAGCATATGCCGGAAGCTCACGCAGGCAATCGAGTGTATTGATGTCACGGCAAACAAATGCGGCAGTCACTTTTCCAGCACCACCGTTAGCTTTGGTTTCGTAGCAAAATACTACAAAAGGATAGCTAATTTCCCACGGCATAGTTTTTCGGACCTCAATAGTCTTTTCTCCGCTCAGAATTTTTTCAAGCCATTGCTTCTTGATGCTGAGAAGAACGGCTTTATTCGAGTTGATTTCAAGGGCTTTATTGATATTTGAATTAAGCATTGTTATGCTCCTTTCACACTTCGGGTATTTTTCATTTTTGGTGGGATTTCTTACTGACGCAAGCCCACGACTTTAGTCGTGGGTTATTGACTTGTTTTTTGAGCGTCACCATTTATGGAACGGGTTCAAAAGTCCGGGACGGTATTCGTTATCGACATACATCTTGATGTCGTTATCGTCCAGGGCATCCAAAATGTTCATCCAGCATTCCGCTTCGACGTGCATCTCGCCGTCCATTTTCAAGGCCCTGTCGCACTGAACTAAGTCTGCGCGAAAAGAATTCACATAGAAGCAATCTTTTGCGGCAGCTGCGAACCTGGTAAAGCTGTTTTTGGTATTCGTCATGGTATTCATCCTTTCTAAAATATTTTTCTAATCAATACATAAAAAATAAGCAGGCCCTCAAAAGAGAGTCTGCTTACAAGCGCATGACAGATTGTTAATGTTCAGTTAGGAGGTAAGAGATGGTATCTGTTATGCAATTATTATTTTAGGCGGTTCGCACATTTGTGCAAGTGGCTTTTTTAGCTTCGTTTGTTTTTTGGCATCGCGTTGGTCCAGCCCTTAGATTTGTGTTTTTCAGAGCTGTCGCCTTTGAACATTTCGGATACTTTGCTGCCATCATCTTCAGCGTGGGCGATGTATTCAGCGGCAAGAATTTCATACTGTGCGCGGGAAATCCCGGTTTGCTCTGTAAAATTTATGAATTCATGTTCAAACGCCAAACTGAGTGTTATTAAGACGCGATTGGCAAGTTCTTGCCGGAATTCATCAACGGTGCCATCAAATTTTATTGTGCTGTCGTCCTCATCATCATTTGTGAAATCATCGGCCGCAGCATTGACGGCGTCGCCAAAGAAAGTGGTCATCTCGTATGCCGTATCCACAGGGCTGATATTCGGGATACCATTCGCGTCTTTTTCGTTCAGTTTAACCTGGAGTAGCCCTTGTATGATGCTGTAGCGCATCAGAAGCACTGACATTGTTGATGTTGGCTCGAAATTTTCAATTTCTTTTTCAAGAATTTTCTGCTTGTTTGCGATTACTTTGTAGTTTGCTTTCATATGAATCTCCTTTAAGTGCCCATGACGCGTCTTACTGTTGCAATTTTTACCTCACGTTTTCCTTCCGGCAACACAAAAGTCGGCTCAATCCAGCGGACCTCTAAGCGAGTTCGACCTTCTCCAACCCAGTAGTGGTGCCAATGAGCACGGCGGACATGTGGTCTGACCGTACGGCCTGTGCCAGTTGCCGTAGATTTCTGATATTCTGTACCGGAAGCCAGCTGCTTTTCAAAGCTCTTTCCGATGACAAAGCCTACATTGTAGGTCTTGATATTAACTTTCTTAGGTGTTGCACCGGGTTTGGAAACAAGGACAGGCCGCTTTTCTTTCGAAATCTTCACTTCTTTGATTTCCGCATTTTTGGATGCAAGATAATAAGCAGCAGAAACCGCTACACGAAGATACGGTTCGATACCAGCATTAAATTTCCGCTGCTTTTGCAGCTCTTCCTCGCTGAGAACGGCACCTGGTACGTTTGATACCGTGGCGTCATTGACAGTCGCAGAATCAGTTCCGTTCTGAAATGCCTGCTCGCGAGCATCATTGTTGCGCCGATAAGACTCAATCAGCTTTTTGCCGTTGAGACACCACTGCATGCACTGGCAAAGTTCGATGTTATCGACATTCGGGTTCGCCTTAAAAGGAACAATCAGGAAGAGCGTATCCACATCATTTGGCCCGTGGGAAGCATCGAATTCAATGTGTACGAACATCGCATCATGATGAGAGCCAGTGGGCAGATTCATGACAAAATCTCTGTATGGCAACCGCATCATAATGTCAGAATAAATAGGTGCGTCCTCAGTCTCGGCTAATGTTCTGAGAAATTCCGGAGCGAAATTGTACACGGTTTTTGCTGCACGCCAATAGTTTGCGACGTATGCCATCGAAAATTGTGCGGCAAGTTCCCCATCCATTGCATCTGCTGCAATCTGACCATTTTGGATAAGGCGGTGCCCAAGCGGGATAAATTCTTTCACATAGTAGTCGTAGCCTTTATCCAGCAGCTTATTAGCCCCAGAATTCACAAGAAACTGGCTGCTCTGCTCGGCATACCAAATAGCGCTGTTCACAATGATATTATCCACAATGCCACCTCACTGCCAGCATAATTTTATTGTTCCATCGACAAAGAGAATCTGGCTGTACTCCTCACCGTCAAGGACGATGCAGCGGTCTTCCCCGCGCTTGTGAGCCCCGGTGCAATACACAGTTTTGTTGTTGATGGCCGGGATGGACGGCGCTTTTGCCAAAACCAGCTGACCGCGCATGGCGCAGATGTCTAAGAAAGAAATAATGTGGTCGCCCACCCTGGAAAACCTCCAATCTTGTTCACAGTGCTTTGATTTGGGAAGAGCCTTCAATACGTGTTGACACCTCCCACGATTGAAATCGTGGGATTCCTGGGCGGCGCGGCAAGGTTCA